CACAAGCTGGTTACTTATCAAGTGCGGATTGGACAACATTTAACTCAAAGCAATCTGCTTTAACAAACCCGGTAACTGGAAGTGGTACAACAAACTACATACCTAAGTTTACTGGAGCAAGTACTTTAGGGGATAGTGTTATACAAGAAGTTTCAGGTAACATAGGTATAGGTGGCTCTCCTTCTGGTAGCTATAAATTTGATGTTACTGGTAGTGGTAGACTTACTGGTCCTTTATATGCTAATGCTAAATTAGAAGTTAATGATACTAATGGAATACCAATTAGATTTCAAGATATTAGTGCTGCAATAACTGGGCAGACTGCTGGTTATATTGGTATGTCTACATCTGCCTTTAGTGGTAATAATGGAGACTTAGTTTTATACCCAAGAACAAGTGCTACATCTAAGATTTTATTAATGGGTGGTAATGTAGGAATTAACCTTACTAATCCGACTGGCAGATTTCATATTTATAGTAATAATACACCAACTCTTTCAGGCACATCACCTACTGGTGCTTTTGTAATTCAATCTGATGCTACTACTGCTATGACTATGGGTGTTAATCCAAGCAGTCCATTTAATGGATGGATTCAAATGAGACATGGTGCAGTAGCAGATTTAGTATATGGTCTTGCAATACAACCTCTAGGTGGTAATGTTCAGATAGGTGGTACATTGGGTATTGGAGGAAGGTTACAAGTATTTAATGATTCTGGCACTGGTATAAATATTATGAATAGTGCAAATACTGGCGGATTAATGTCGTTTTTAAATACAACTGCCGTACAAATTGGAACTATTACAACTAATAATAGTACAACATCATATAACACTACATCTGATTACAGATTAAAAGAAGATTTAAAAGATATAAATGGTTTAGATAAAGTATCTAAAATAAAAATATATGATTTTAAATGGAAAAATTGTGATGAAAGAATGGATGGTGTATTAGCACATGAACTGCAAAAAATATTACCATATGCAGTAGTAGGAGAAAAAGATGCTATAAATGAAGATGGAAAAATTATACCACAAGGGGTGGACTATTCTAAGTTAGTTCCAGTATTAGTTAAAGCAATTCAAGAACTTTCTGATAAAGTATCAGCATTAGAGAATAAATCATAAATTTGTAAAAAATATATAACCATGACATTAAGCAACGAACAATTACAACAATTAGAAGCTATCTTATTGGAAACTCCATTTAAGTATGCTCAACCTATTTTAAACATCTTACAAAAGGCTGCTCAAGAACAAGCACCTAAAGAAGAAGTGAAAGAAGAAGCATAATGATTCGCATTAAGGACATTTTATTGGTAGCCATAGTATTAGTCGTATTATGGCTACTTTTTTTCAGGGATGCTACCTATATAGGTAAAGCTGACTTTAGTGACATGAAAAACTATCGCAAATTGGTAGAAGTACATGATACAGTTTACCAACAGAAAACTTTTACTAAGTACAAGAAAGGAAAAGATATACAATCCTATATCATTTTAACCGATACAGAAAAGGTATTAATACACGATACGGCATATATATTATCCGATTATATGCGTAAATATGCGTACAATGATACTATTTACCAAGATAGTAATAACTTTGTGATTACAGACACTATAAGCCAAAATAAGATACTTTCTAGGTCTTTTAAGGCTAATTTGACTGAAAAAACCATCATTACCAAGCAACTTTATGTAGAGAAACCTAAGAATACCCTTTTTTGGGGCTTTAGAGGCGATTTTAGACCATCTGATGGCTTACAAGTACTAAGTCCTTCTTTGATGCTAAATGCCAAAAATAAGGCTCTAATTGGTCTTAGTTTAGATTTGTATAAAAACAATAGTATTGGCTACTCAGGTAGCTTGTACTTCAAAATTGGTAAAAAATAAAAGATGGCTCCGAAAAAAGGCTTAAATGTGAGTGCTAATCCTCTTCCGATTAGCTTTAAAGACTTCGCTAAAAATCCCATTGTGGGAACCCTATTCCTAGTTATCGTAGGAATCTCTGCATTATATGTAGACATTAGGAGTAATTTCAATAGTAGAATAGACAATCAAGAACAGCGTATCAATAACCTTGAGTTTAAGGACAGCCTAAAGACTCAAGCCCTAATAGAGTGTAAAACAGCCCTTTCATCTACTACAACTAAGCTAGAGACTTTAGATGCTATGGGGGCAATTAAAAAATCAGTTAAATAATGAAAGCGACCTTCTTAATTTTATTATTATCTGGTGCCGTAGTAGTTGGTCATAAGGTAATCGACAAGCCAGTAATACATCCTACAGAGGACAAAGAGTTTCAACAGTTAATGAATGAGTTTCATCAAACATTGTCTAAAAACAAAGAAATCCAGGTTAAGGCTGACAAGGTTAAAGAAGCCATAGTAACGCAAACCATTAGTAAGGTAACTGAATTGAAACAAGAGACTATAGCCCTAAAAACAGAATTAAATGAAGTTAAGATTAAGCTTGATAGCGTTAGTGTTGATACTGGCACCAACTTTAATATTCTCGCAATACCCAAAAACTAAGAAGATAGGTCAAGATTCTGTGGTGATTATTACCATAGGTCAAGCAGATACCATCAATAATCTTTATAGGTCATATCATGATTCTATAAATAATTTACAATCTAAAATTAAAAAGAATGACTCTTTACTCAGCGTTAGAACTATTGAAAAGGATAGCTTCTATAATTGGAAATATAAATACTCAGTTAACAAATCTTTGTACGAAGATTGGGAAGAAAATCAACGCAAAATAGACAAGATACACGCAGCAAGTAAACTCATGCTGATTTTTATTATCATTTTACAATTTAGTCAATTACATTAATATGAAACAATTTTTCTGTGACGAATCAGGTCAATTAAGTATGAAAAGAATATGTGGTTTATTATGTACTGTAGCATTATGTGTTACAATGTATCATAATAGTTTTAGCGATGAGCATACAGCCCCAAGCCCAGTTCTAGTAGAATCAGTAGCTTTGTTAGCGTTTGGCTGTTTAGGCTTAACATCAGTAGAGAAAATATTTAAAAAAGATAATAATGAAGCTTAGTGCACACTTTGATTTAGCTGAGTTTACAAGAAGTGAATCTGCTAAAAGACATGGAGTATCAAATGAGCCAACTCCTGAACATCAAGACAATCTTAAAGTGCTTTGTGAGAAAGTGCTTGAGCCGATTCGTGTTAAATTTGGTCCATTAAATCTTTCAAGTGGTTACAGAAGTAAAACTTTGAATCACTTTATTGGTGGTGCAATGAATTCAGACCATTCTTTTGGTCGTGCCGCAGATATTGATTTAGATGGCACAAGTTATAGCTATACAAACAATGATGTATTTCATTACATAAAAAATAACCTTAAGTTTAAACAATTAATTGCTGAATTTCCCGTTAATGGTAAATTAGGATGGGTTCATGTGTCTTATGATAGCAACAACCTAAAGAATGAAATCTTAATTGCTACAGGTAAAACAGCAGGTAGAACTAATTATGTGACTTATAAAGGCAATGAGAGCCTTGTAAAATAACATCTAACCAACAACCAACATAATGAGCAAAAAAAATGTCCTTGTAATTGGCGACACTCACGAACCATTTTGTCATCCACTCTATAGGCAATTTTGTTATGAAGTGGGTAATAAGTTTCAATGTTCCGAAATTGTACATATTGGAGATGAAGTTGATGGTCATGCCATATCTTTCCATGAAAGTAATCCTGATGGTCATTCTGCAGGTAGAGAAGCTGACTTAGCTCAAGCTGCAATGTATAAATGGTACAAGCAATTCCCAAATGTTAAAGTATGTATTGGCAATCACTCTGCATTGCACAAAAGAAAGGCTAAAACTACAGGCTTACCAGATAGATACATAAAGTCTTATGAACAAGTTTGGGATGCACCAAAAGGCTGGAAATGGGCTTTAGAATGGGAAATAGATGGTGTTTTATATACTCATGGTACAGGTAGCTCAGGACAAGCAGGTGCCATCAATAGAGCAAGAGATGCAAGACAATCTACTGTTATAGGTCATATCCATAGCTTTGGTGGTGTGCTATATAGTAGTTCAGATAAAGACATGATATTTGGCATGAATGTGGGATGTGGAATTGATATTAATGCCTATGCAATGGAGTATTCTAAACCTTTCCCCAAACGACCAACATTAGGATGTGGAGTGGTTTTAGATGGTGGAAGAATTGCTATATTTGTTCCGATGCCTTTAGGGTCTAAGATAATTAGGCTACCTAGAAAGTAACATTTAACAAACCCACTTTAGACAATTAACAAATAAGTGTGTATTGTATTGATAATCAATATGGTATGCACTTTTTATTTCTAAATTAATTAAAACGTAAATTTGTATGAGTTCCGCAGAAGAGATGAAATTAGTAGAAATCCTAATGACAGAGAAGATAAAACTAGAAGCACAACTAGATTTAATCAAAAAACAACTGAGAACACTAATACAAAAACGATGAGATATGTTAATGCACATTATCAGTTTAACGGAAGACGATAGCTACGAATATGGAGACATGGTAGAGCAATCAGATGCTTACATTAATATTCATTTGGTAGAAAGTGTGCTTAGTGATGACGAAAACGAAGATAGATGCTTTGTTTATATGCAATCAGAAGATTACTTCTATGTAAACGAATCTGCTGATGCATTTATTGCTAGGTATCAAAGCATATTATACGGTTCTGTATTAACTAAATTTTACGATAGGACTAATAAAAGTTCTTAAAGATGCTCTCATAAGCTGGTGTTTTGGTTTTTTGGTTAGAAACTGCCCTTAAAAAAGGCAGTTTTTTTATACCCTATAGGTTATTAAAAATAGAAATATAGTTCTAATTATACCATAAAAGGTATAAAAATATTATCAAAAGTTGCATTTTAGACATATATTTCTAATTTCAACAAATAAAATTTGGTATATTCAATACGCCTTATTAATTTTACATGACATAGTTTTCTTGAATTTGACTTTGATTTTATTGCATGAATGAGCCCTATTTCTATAGGGCTTTTTTATGATAAATCTGCATGAATTTTTCTAAATTTTCATGCTAAAAAGCTAAAATTGGAAATATATTTCTAACTAGTGTCACCATACGCATTACATATATATTATTATTTTAATAACTCAATGTTCACTTATAATATTTGTTCACGAAAACGTGAACGTTCACCGGTAGTGAACAAATTATATAGGTGAACAGTTTATAATTTACTTAATTATAGCAATATTACTACCTAATTTGTCACATATTTGTCACAATTTTATTTTATATTTGCTATATGAAAAAATGTAGCAAATGTAAAAAAGTAAAATTGTTAAGTGATTTTAACAATGTAAAAACAGGTAAATTAGGTGTGCATCATTATTGCAAAATATGCCTTAGAAAAAACAAAAAAAGTCATTATAATTATACAAAAAATAAGTTGCAATCTATTAAAAATAAATATAATTTATCTGAAATAGAATTAAATCAAATGTATGTTTTACAAGAAAAAAAATGTAAAATATGCAAAAAAGAATTTAACTTTTTATCAAAACACAAAGGTCTTTATATTGACCATTGTCATAATACAGGAAAGGTAAGAGGATTGTTATGTAGAAATTGCAATGCATTATTGGGCAATTCAAAAGATAATATTGATATTTTGTATTCTTCTATTTTATATTTAAAGTCACACAACTTGTCATAAAAGGAACAAAATCGTAAAAAATTGTGACATAATTTGTCTAGTTTTTTATATTAAAAACGGGACAATAAGTAAAGCAATACCCTTACTTTGTAACATTTTACATGTTTTATTTGTTACTAAAACACATAAAAAAGTAACATTTGCGCTTATTTATTTTACTTTACGCCCATAAAGTATCTTATGCGACACTTTTTGCGACACTTTTGTTCCTTTTATGACACGTTATTATAATTTTAGCACAACAATTTTTTAGAATTATAATTCCAATTTGCATGAATTTTCCAAAAATATCATTCAAAAAACAGCTTTTTAGATATATGTTTCTAATTTATCGCTCAAAAAATCCCTTTTTTGACACATAAATGAGCCGAATATGATTGATAAACGGCTCAAGTTTGATTCATAAAAAAAGGTAGTATTTCTACTACCTTCTCACTTTAATTATAACAAAACACAAACTATCGTTTTTTTAATTGGTCGTAACCAATTGTTGCTATTGCCACTAAGCACAAGAAATATAATGCTCTAATTGCAACATGCCATTCCAAAGGATTCCAAATATTCTGAATAAATGCGAAGGGCAAATAAAGAATAGCCAAAACTAATAATAAATTTGCTGTTGCAGAAATAATACTTTTCATTAGAATGGTAATTTTTCTTTTTTGCCATCAGCTACCCATGTGTCCATTTCTACATAGAAATTAGTTTCACCAGGCCCTGCTGTTTTCTTGTTCTTAATTAATAAGTTAGCCCAACCTTTATTGTTCTTTGCAAATTCATTAATTTTCTCTAAGTCATCTGGACCTAAAGATACTTTTTTAAATTCTCCGTAGGCTGTTTTCATACTGAAACATCTGCCTAAATAAATCTTGTCTGTCTTGTTCGCTGCCATTGTTTTATTTTTTGATTATTAAATACTCTTTTTGATTGTTTGTTTTAGCTTGGTTAGATAAAGGCTTAAATCTAAAGCCTCTTCTATTGCATGGTCTAGCCATTGTTCAGTTGTTAAATCATCTCTATCTAAGGTAGTGCCATATTTATTTAAACCTAAATTAGCCCTGTCCTTGTAGCGATTAATAACTTCCGTTACAACGCTGTCATAATTTTCATTATCCATTCTTTTTGTATTCGTTAACTAATTGCTTTATAAAAGGTCTATACTTTAAATCTATAGCATAGTCTTTTAGTATATCTTCAAAAGTAGCTATTGTTTCTTCTGAAACAAATTCTTTTTGCTTTTTAGTAACCTTTGGTGCTTTTAATTCTTTGTTTTCTAATTCTATGTTTTCCATATTATCTATTTTTAGTAGGTGTTCTTATTGATATAATTTGTCCAGTTTTTTTTGTGTTTAACTGGACATTAGTTAATTCCTTGCCACATTTAAAGCAGTTAACCTTATGTTCTGCTAACTGAGACTCCCAGACATAATCTTCGGTTAATCTTCCGCAGTTGCAGCTATATGTTCTTTTGCCGTAGGTATCTTTCATTATCTTCCTTGTCTGTTGTACTTTTTAACTGGTTTGTCTTTAGGTCCTTTACGTTTCTTTGCTTTACCTTCTCTTCTTTTACCGAAGTTCACCTTCGTGGAACTTGTAGTCTTTGCTTTCGCCATATTGATTAAATATTTTAACAATTATAGTTTCGTCTCTAACTTGCTGACATAACATTGCAATTCCACCACTCATTCCCAAATTCGTAAGGAACTCCATTTGCTCTACAGATAGTCTATCACCTATAGCCTTCACTTCACATCCTATAAACTGACCATACTTTTTAGAATAGCCAATAATATCAGGAACGCCTTTTCTACCTATAAAGCTCCTGCCTTTTACAGCAAGGTTGTTATTCCTCCAAACATCGTTGCCTCTTCCCTTTAAATAGTCCATCATCATCTTAGTTAATTCTGCTGCTGTTTGGTATGCCATAAATCAAAGTTACTATATATTTTAATATATTATATTAAGCCCATCTTATTAATTCAGATGTTGGCATCTTAACATAGCATACTCCATCCTTCTTTTTTATGTCTCCAATCTTATAATATCTTCTAGCTTTAATCCTTAAAAACTCTGCTCTGATAAATACTATTCTGTCTCTAAGGTCCAAGTTAAAAGCAAAAAACTCTACTTTAGCATCAGTAATGCCAGAAGGTTGTCCATCCCTTTCATACTCTAATAAAAAATAACCTTTACGCAAAGCATCACTATTGTGAATGATTAATACTTTAGTGTTTTTAGCGAATAACCTTAATACCTGATAATAACCATCATTATTCTTTGCTTCTTCTATTTCAAACTTGGTCTTTTTTCTATCTGTATAAAACTTACCCATCGTTCATTGTCATTAATACTGATATTGGAACTAAAAACCCTTTAGAAGTATTATCATCACCTCCATTACTTTTATACATATCTAGTTGATAATAGTTCCTTAATCTATTTTTAAGATATCCTGTAGGTAGAATAATAGAGCAATTAGTCCTTTCAATCTTATAAATCCAGTAGTCTGCATCAGTAGTAGCTATACCACTTTTTTGACCTCTAGATTCATACTCAATAAAAACATTTCCTGTTTTATGAGCAATCCTATCGTGCTTTACTTCTATCTTTATTTTGCTTGGGTTATTAAATAAATCATTTACCCAATCTTCTGCTTGTTCGCCAAAAGCCAAGTCATGGCTAAAACTTGATGAATATTTCATAGTTTTTCTATTTCTTGTTTAACTTCTAACCAATAAAAATAATCATTAGCCATTGGATGCTCTGTTAATATTAAATCTACTGATATTATTGCACATTTTTTAGCTAAATTGTAATCAATAGTCATTTTATCTAATGGAATAATACGATAATATTTATTTACTAATTCTTTTGCTTTTTCTTTTGGTGTCATATTTATTGGTTTTGAAAGGTTACTGTTTCTCCTATAAATCTTAATGGTATATTCTTAGTTACTCCATGTCTATTCTTTTCTACTTTACATATAACTAAAGAATCACTATTGTATTCAGTACCTCCTATAGTCACAGGCTCAGTCATTTCGTAATAAGATGGTCTCATCAACATGATTACAATATCAGCATCTTGCTCTAAACTACCAGACTCTCTAAGGTCTGATAACTGAGGCATTTTATCTGCTCTTTCTTCTACTCTTCTAGAAAGTTGAGATAAGGCGATAATAGGTACCTCCAACTCTTTTGCTAGGGCTTTTAAGCTTCGTGAGATAGTACTCACTTCTTGCTCTCTGTTTTGGTTTTGCTTACTATTAGCTGTCATTAGCTGCAAGTAGTCTATAAAAATTACTTTTATACCATACTTCTGCTTCATGACAGTAGCTTTAGCCCTGAGTTGTTGGATGCTAATACCGCCTGTATCTTCTATATAGATGGGTGACTGCAATATCTTATCATCAGCCTTCATAACCTCTACTTTTTCATACTCATTCATATTATTCGTTCTAAGGCGTTTTAAGGGCACTTGAGACACGATTGACTCTAACCTTTCAACTAACTGTTCGGAGCTCATTTCGAGGCTAAAAATGGCCGTAGGAACGCTATTTAGGATTGCTAGGTGATAAATACTTGAAAGCATCATGGCTGTCTTACCTGCTCCTGGTCTTGCAGCTACTATAATCATATCAGGTTTGCACCAACCTGCTATGGTATGGTTTAGTTCAGTAAATCCTGTATTAAACCCTAATAACTCACCTTTTTGAGCCATGTCTCTTTTTTCTATAACTGCTAATACTATATGGTCTATAGTTTTTTCGTAAATATTACCAAACTCTTGTAAACCTATAAGTTTACTATTTACTGTAGAAAGTAAATCTATAACTTCACTTTCCATATCTAAACACTCTACTTCTGAGTGCTTAAACAGAAAATAGGCTTGTCTTTTCTTATATAGCTCAACAGCCATAGCAATATGCGTATTAAGGTGGTTTGTACGAACTATACTGTCTGTTAGTTTTGATAGGTAGTAAGCACCACCGACTTCGCTTAATGATTGTTCATTAGACATCATTTGAGCTACTGTTGTTATGTCAATCGCAATATTACGATTGTACATATCATTTAAAGTTCTGAATATACGCTGGTGTTTAAGGTCATAAAATACCTCTTCTTTAAGCATACCAATGACTAATGGTATTACATTCTTATCTATTAATAATGAGCCAAGTATATTTTGCTCAAGTTCTATGTTTTTTGGTAATACGACTGCTTCCATTATTTAAGGGTTATTTTAGGTTTTTCGTTTGTTATTGGTTGGAAGTTTTTAGAGTTCTTTTTCCATGTTCTAACTACAGCTTTCCAATCTTTAATTTTGTTTTTTCCGTAAGTCCATCCTCTAGCATCATTCCAATCACAGAAATATTCCCCATCTAAATTAAAGTCAATAGATTTTGCATAAATATTAACTTCTTCAGGTGTAGGTTTATTAAATGTATTTTTAGATGTTTTTTTAATTGTATTACTATATGGTATAGGTGTTGCATTTTCGTTACTTCCATTTTGCAAATCTGCAATATCCTTGTTGCAATTCTGCAAAAATGATTTCTCATCTACAAAAGCATACCAACAAGTTCTATCATATCCACTTTTATTATAATTTTCCCTTAATAAAACCTTTTGTTCAACTAAAGAATCTAATATTCTTTTCATTTTATGTTCGTTCCAATAGGGGAATATTTCACTAAAAGCTTTATATGTATTATAAGTCCAAGTACGTTCATTGTAAAAATGCTTTCTATTAGCCAAGTTTTTAGTTATCCAAAACTGCAAGTTATTAATAACTATAGCTTCTTCAATCCCATATTTTAATGCGTAATCTGTGTTAAAGTGATGCTCCATCTTCATTAATTATTTTGTCACAAAATTTCTTTACTAAATTCAATTCATATGGATTCATCAATGCACAATAATTTACAATATTCTCAAATTCATATAATTGGTCATATTGAATTGTTCTAATAGTCTCTTTTACATTTCTTTGAGCAATCGTATGTGCATAATGACAACTGGAACACAAGGTAAACATAGTTGAGTCATCATAATCCCAAATTTCCTTACCAAACTCATAATAACTGTGATGAACATGAATTTCAGATTCTGAATCACCACAATGTGTACATTGAAAATTGTCTCTTTGTAAAATCTCCAATCTTTTACGCTGCCATCTTGGGTCAGCTAATTTTTGTTTATAACTCATAAAATAAAAAATGGGCTTCAGACTTACAGGTAATGCGACTACCTGCTTATCCTCCACCCAGAAAAATTTATATTGGAATGTCGCATATTCCAAGCACAAAGTTACAAATCTTTTCGTATCCTGAAAGCCACCACTCTATCTTTAGTACCATCGTTAATCAGAAACTTCTTACGAGCTAATGGATTTAATCCGTCTCTTAAAGCCTGAGCATTAATCTTATACTTTCTAGCTGCTTTAGAAACCGAATCAAAATATACCTCTTCTCTTGTGTCTATATACACCATTCTTACTGGTATATTATTCTCTAATCCTTTAAGCTCTTTTGCCATTTAATAATCTTTTTGTTTCAAAATATATGTTACCTGTAACGTATAAGACACATGCCAATGGCACACTAATAAAGAAAAATTTAATAAAGTCTAATATTTTCATTTGTTAACTAATTTATAAAATAACCATTTAGAAAACTCCCAAATGATTATTATTTTTAAAATATGCATAAATAAAATTTAAAAGCCCCCAAGTTTAGACATAACTAACACCCCTGTTTTGTAAATGATAAATTTTGGGGGCTATGAGGCTATTTCTTTAAGGAAATTTTAAATGTTGTTGTAGAGTATTTGGGTGCGGGAAAAATCATCTCGCCAGTTTCAGGGTCTACCAATGGCTCTTTAATTGCCTTTAATAAGCCTTCTCTTTCCTTTAGCTTATACTTTACAGCTTCTACTTCTTGATTCAATTTTTGCCATGTGTAATCACCATCATAAGCATACTTAACACCTGATTCCATCTTGCTTAATTCAGCACCTAAGATGTCAGCTTTGCCTTGAGGATACTTCTCTAATTCAGCTATCACATCTTCTTTTAATTCTGCTCTAATGCCATCTAAAAGTTGTTGTATAGCTTCTGACTTAACTAGCATTTCCAATGGAGACTCACCAGTCTCTCTAAAGTGTGCTACAATGGTTTGCTTCAACAATTCAATGTTAAACTTGTTCGGCTCTATAGAACTTAATTCTATTTTTGGTAATAATTCTAAACTCATAGTTTTATTTTTTGGTTAAATTATCTTTTTTAGCTTTTAATACAGTCATCAAAGTTTCATCAGCATCAAATATTTGCTTATGACTAAAGTAAATATCAGTTAATTGCTTAATCTTTGTACACTTGGCAATATCCATCATCAATGCTTCACGATTAGGTTCTTCATCAACAATTTCAGCAACTACTTCAACTACTGGCTTTGAAGGTTTTTTTAGCTCATCATGTTGGAAATCCATTTCCTCAGCAGGAGTAGCCTCGAATCCAGCAGCTTTCATTAACCATGCCAACAAGTTTCTATACGCTTTTCCAATAGCACGAGTCTGAGCCATAGAGAGAATAGCATATTCGTCAAAATACCTTTTTGTTTTCTCGGCATTGGAGCATAACGCAATACCAGTAGCAACAACATTGCCAGTGTTAATATTGCGTACTTCACAAGTAGCCATATACTTAATAGTAGTTTCATTTGACAAATCTTTTGTGTCTGTAATAATAGGCATCAATCCTAAAGAAGCACCAGCAAATTGCCATCCTTCTACATTTACGAATTGTTTACCTTGAATGTTTGAACTTAAACCTTTTTCTTTGATTAGTTTACTAAGTTCATTAGATAATTGAAGCATTGAGTCTTTATTGATTAACTCATAGCTTGGGTTAGTTTTTTGTAATTCCATTGTTTATTGTGTTTTGTGTAAAAAAATGTGCTTGTCTGGTTGGATATTGCTCCCATACCTTAATCAAAGATTGAATAAGCTCAAATGAAGCTTGTGAGTAATTAATCTCGTGCAAAATTTTTGCAACTAAGAGTTTTTTGTCATTGTCTGACCATTGGTGGAAATTAGATAGCATAAAGTGATTTTTTAAGTTTTGGTTTTGATTTGTAAAGTTTCATTAAAAATACGATTTCATCAAACTTTTCTTTGTACGTTTCATTCTGCTCATAGTCGTTTTTGTGCATCCTTAATCCATGTAGGACTGTACTATGGTCTCTGTTAAAATAGTGGCCAATAGCAACCGATGTCATACCAACCTGATGAAGCAAAATAAAGTAGCACATATTTCTAGCTTGAACATAAATCCTATTTCTATCTGGTCTTTTAAGTTTCTGTGGGTTTATATCCAACTCGGTAGCTACAAAATCTACAATAGATTTTTTATCTGTAGCTTTTACGGTTGGTAATCCTGGCACCACATAGTAGGATAAATTAGCCTTCATAGTCATAAATTTGGTCTCTCAACGTCTTTAATTTAGCCTCGTAAAATGTTTCTATAATGTCAATAATAAATTGGTCTGCTCTAGCTAAACCTGAGTTAATTCTATACGGAGTAAGGCCTGTCTTTTCACATATTTTCTTAATATCTCCGTATTGTAATAATTGTCTGTAATCCTTAATCTCAATCATGATAATGTTCTTTTATATAGTTTGTAATGTCTGTCTATTGCTCTCATGCAGCCTTCAATCGAAGTGTAAAAGTGAGTCCTCCAATAGTAAAACTTACAAAGGGGTTTTTTGGAGTTCCAGCTAATTAGCATCTTACGGTAGGTATACTGCTTTTGCATTGTACCTCCTGGCCCAATGGAGGTGTAATATTCTTTAAGGCCTTTTTGTCTTAATGATGGGTTAATAAATTCCATGTTTATTCTGTTGGTGAGTAAATAGTTTCAATAGTATCATACTTTTCAAATTGTTCTTTGTTTGTTGCTTTAATAAACAAGTCATAGGCTTTTTGTTTGTCTCTAGAAAAAGTTTGGCTTAAAAAATAGCCATCTTCTCTAGTAAAATAAAACTCTTCGCCTGTTACTAAATCAGTCTTGCATACAAATTCATACTTTTTCATAATTAAGGGTTTTTTGGTGTTATTTGTTAAGTTTTTGGTGACGTTGGAAATATTGTTGTTGGGGTTTTTTGGGCTGTTCATACTCTAAAGGATGAATACATGTTTTTGTCGTGTAATTAAAATAGAAGTCTTGTCCTTTTTTAATAAGCCGACCTGATATTGCACAATGGCAATCAAATTTAGCGGTGATTAATTCAAACATATTTTAGGTTTTTTGGTTAGTGTTTTGTAAAATTAAGGAGTTTTTGTTATTATTTAAGATTTTTATGTGGTTTTTTGTTAAAGAAATCATAAAAGATTTTTGCTGGATTTTTGGGGAGTTTTTGGATAGGGTTTTTGGCGGCCCATGATATTACATATCAATGTTTAAACATCAATATATAATATGCATACTATTAACCTATAGACAATATCAATTTATTGCCTATTTATAGCCCTATTTTGGCCCTATCTTTTGCGGTTAGTATAGATATATCAACCAAAAAAATAAAACCTTTATTTAGCCTTATTTGGATAAATATTCGGTCCATCTTTTTGCCTCCCTTATTGCATCGTCATAACTTTTAAAAGATTGCTCAATTAATAGCTTACCAGTGCTTTTATCAATAACATAAAAAAAGCCGCTGTAAGATGTAATTTTGTAGCTCATTGTATTTTATTTTTGGTTAAGATAAAACCCCTATAAAGGGGTTCTATTTCGGCTACTCAAGCCATCATCAGTTAACCTTTACCAGTGTGACAGGTTCTTGTAAATTGTACAATAAATCAAAATATTTATCGTAAAGCTGGTTAAATAACTCTTGAGCCTCGTCTGTATATACTATACAATACTCGTCCTCGTCTGAATATAGTTCTAAATCATCTGAAAAATATTTTATCATTTCTTTTTCGGCTAGTTCACTAGCTACCTCGATAATGTTTATTTTAATAGTCATTTTAGTATGTTTTATATGTTAAAATAATTGAGACCCAAAGCGTAATAAATAAGGCTTTGTAAACGTGTGACAGCCTATTTTTATTTCTTGCCCTACCTTATCAACTGAAAAATTTAATACTTTGTCGCCAACTGATAAAGAGCCGTTTTTTATGCTTAAATATAGACGCTTTGCCAATTCAAGGGGTATTTTTACGGCTTGTGTAGTTTCTATTCTGTCATCTTTGACCCTTAAAAAGTCATATTTATAATTAGTATATAGGCGGTCGGTTTCATCATTTAGCCACTTTTTAAATTGCTCTTTGAATTGTATTTTTTGCTCCTTTAATCGTCTTTTTTGTTCTTGTTTTTCGAACTCAATTTGCTTTTCATATAAACTTAAATACTCTTGTTTATTGCTAATATTAAAAATGTTATTTAGATTTTCTGGTATATCAATACCGAAAAACTCGCAATATTGTTCGGCCTGTCTTTTGTTATAGGATATTTCGGTTAGATATTTTTCAGGCTTTCTAGCGTTAATTAGATTTTTTGCTATTGTTTCCGAACTATTCAACCATGCTTTAAAATTTTCATCATGTGAGCCTTTAGGGTTGTAACATGCTATTTTTTTGTATTGTCTGGTTGCTGCATGTACTATACTAATATGCTTAGCTGTAGTATTAGAATAAGAACGAGTAGTAAATAATAAAACATCTTGACCTTGTTCATTGGTTATAAATTTACAGATAGGGAAATGATGGCCGTAACTGTAAATCGTTGACCCCTCAAAGAACATAGAGCCAGAACGTCCGCTATTTTGTAGGCGGTTTGCGTATGCGTGTGCTAAATCTGAATTGTTAAATACGTTTTTCATAATGTTAAGTTTATTGGTTGTTTTTATTGTTTTTGTAAAGAAAAATAAAGGCTAACATTATTATTACAACTAATGCAAAGCCTAAATAAAAAGGAATGTTTTCCTGTAAAGCTGTTTGATGCATGTTATTTAGTTTTTAATTGGTTAATGATTAATCTAGCAACATTAAATAGAAAAGCTGCAAAAATTGTTAATTGAATAGCTGGTAAAATGTAGGTTAATTGTTCCATAATTAAGGTATTTAATTGGTTAATTGATAGAGTAAAGATATAAAACAATATCAAACAAACAAAAGAAATATAAATAAATATTCATAATAAAATGTTAAAATAGATTAATGTTACAACATTGATTAGTTAATACCGATATACAATTACTTATATACTTATATATTATATAAATGTACTTATATAATATATATATACATTATATAGTAACCAATGTACTTAGTTAATCAATATATATATTGGGTATATTATAATAAATTCTAACTATTAACCCTATAGATTGTTAGCTTTGCCACTTGACAGGGTAACATATCATAACATTAAAATTATTAGCTTTGCCTATTGTAAGAGGGTGGGGGAGAGGAGCTATTTAACATAATATTTATTATTGGTTGATTAGATAACAGGATAAAGACCCCCTAGCCACTTTTTTAGCGTCAAAGTTTTGGGGAGTGCCTTGTGCCCTCCAATATTCTGATATAAAACATTAACTTCACATTTCTTGAGATTGTAATTTTTTAATTTTTCCTATAACCCATTAAAATAAAATATAATATGTACAAATGTAAACCCAAACCTAAAAAGTAATCTATGAATGCACAATTTAAAGACATAACCAAACAAGCCTTTATATTGGCTTATAAAGAGAACTTCGGCAACATCACTATTGCTTGTACAGCAGCAGGGGTATCTAGAGGAGCTTACAGCAAGTGGATTAAAGAAGATGAAGAGTTCAGAAACACCTTAGCTGAAATTGAACCAGAAGAAATTATGTTAGACTTTGGAGAACACAAGCTAATGGAAAGAATTGCCAAAGGAGACACCTTAGCAACCATGTTCCTTTTAAAAACCAAAGGCAAAAGAAGAGGTTACATTGAAAGACAAGAAGTAGCTCATGAAGGTGATGTGGTAAAACAGATTACCGTTAATGTCCTAAGACCTGAAGAATTAGAAAATACCGTTACACAGCAATTAGATGGTGATGAGAACTTGCAACTAGAAGATAGTGGCATGACTGTACCAGCTACGATGGCTGGCGAAATTGATGAAATTCCACTTTATGACCATGATAAAGGGGAATTATTGGACTTAAATGAGCAAGAAGAGTATGAAGAGTAGAGTGAAACTAATTAGGAGCATAGCGACTAATTGTTTAAAATGAATTCTTTGCCTATTTTAAGGCGATTTAAGACACTTTAATATCAAAATAGTATATATGTGTCAAAAAATGAATAAACTGACTTATATCGGCTTAAAATGAGTCAAGATGAAATAGTACTATGAAATCAAATGAGCCGAATAATGGCTGTAATCGGCTCAATGTTGAATAAATTACACAATATGACAAGATATGATGAAAATGTTCAACATATAATAACCAAAAACCAACATGAATGAACGTAACTACCAACAAAGTATTCCAAATCTTGCAAGAGAGTCCAAAAAAAATCTCAGTTATGCAAGGAGGAACAAGAAGTGGCAAGACATATAATATCTTGACATGGTTTATTGTAAAACTATTACAAGAAAAGGGAAAGACGCTGACTATATGTCGTTCCTCGCTACCGTCTATCAAGGGTTCTGTAATGAGAGACTTCATCGAGATACTTTCGAAGTATGGGCTTTACTCAGAGGACAAACACAACAAATCAGAAAATTTATATTTTCTAGGAGGGAATACCGTAGAGTTTGTGTCTACCGACCAACCTCAAAAAATCAGAGGTCGTAAAAGACATTATTTGTTTATAAACGAGGCCAACGAGGTAAACTACGAATCTTGGATGCAATTAGCCCTTCGTACAACCCATAAGATTGTAATTGACTACAACCCTTCAGATTATTACTCTTGGATTTATGATAAGGTGATTCCTCGTGAAGATGCCGACTTTACCATCACAACCTACAAAGACAACCCATTTTTAGAGAAGTCTATTGTCGAGGAGATTGAAAGACTAAAGGAAGCTGACCACGAATATTGGAGAGTCTACGGTTTGGGTGAACGTGCTATAAGTGAAGCTACCATCTATAGTCATTGGAGAAGAAGAAGAAACTTCCCTGAAGGTGGAGAGGTATTCTACGGATTGGACTTCGGGTATAACAATCAGACCGCTTTGGTTAGATGTAAAATGCATGATGGTGAAATTTATGTGGAGCAAATGATTTACGAAACAAAGTTATCTACTGCCCTACTAATAGAAAAATTAAAATCTTTTGGTATGTCTCGTAGAGATGAGATATTCGCAGATGCCGCAGAACCTAAGACCATAGCTGAGGTAAACAAATCAGGATTTAATTTGAAACCAGCCGTTAAGGATGTGTTTGCTGGTATCAACAAGGTGAAATCATTTCCGTTGTTCGTTAAATCAGAATCACTTGATTTGTTAGATGAGATTAAGAATTACAAATGGAAGACAGACCATGATGGCAATATCATGGATGAACCTGTTAAGTTTAGAGACCACTTAATGGATGCAATGAGATATGCCATATACACAAAATTTGCGAAACCTAAGAGAGGATGGGTTGTATAGGTTAAAAATTTGTTACTTTTGTAAAAACATAATATAGCGTGAAATTAAAGGACATAATAGTGGGCTTGACCCCTTTTAAGAAAAAAGGTGTTGCCAACATAGGGTTCCCTTCAAATCCATTAAAAGATTTCGCTGGTTTAATCGCTGGTAGAATTTTATATCCTGATTTAAACGGAAAGAAGTTTGTAAACGACTACGATAACAATAGTGAAGTATATGCTATTGTAAAACGTATATCTAAAACTATTTCTACCGTTCCTTTCTATGTGTATCAGGTTAAAAACAAAAAGGAGCTTACTCGTTATAAGGCGATGATGTCAAATGCTTCTACAGGAGCAGACGTTGCTAAAGCGGAGTTAACTAGAGTTAAGGCGGTAAGTGAGATAGCAGATTCTCCATTAAACAAGTTATTAGAAAAACCTAACGAGTATCAATCTTTCTCTGAGTTTGTAGAGAATGTAGTTGGATACAAGTTGATTACAGGTAACTCTTACATTTGGGCTAACAGATTGTCTAATGGTAAGGTTCAAGAATTAGTAGTACTCCCATCCCAATATGTAGCTATCATTTCTGATGGCACAATAAATGGGGTTGAAGGATATACTTTTACTTTGGTAGGATGGGATAATTTACCTGCAAAGGATGTAATCCATTTAAAGTACTTCAACCCTTACTTTGACACTAACGGACAGCAATTATACGGTTTGTCACCTTTACAAGCCGCCTATAGAACTGTACAGCGTTCTAACGATGCTAAAGATACATCTGTTGGTATGTTGCAGAATCAAGGACCTAAAGGTATCTTGTATGCTAAGGATGGCAACAATGATTTTGGACCAGAGGCTGCAGGTAAGCTAAAAGAAGACTTCTACAATCAATATGGAACCAAGACTCAAGGTCAAATTGTACAAAATGCTGGTAGAGTGCTAATAGCAGGTGCCGAACTTGGATGGGTAAACATGGGTATGTCTCCAGTAGACTTGCAGTTATTAGAATCTGAGAAAATTACTCTTAGAGAATTGTGTAACGTGTATGGCGTTAACTCTGCGTTATTTAACGACCCAGATAACAAGACTTATAACAACATGAAGGAAGCTAAGAAGGAAATGTTAACCCAAGTGGTACTTCCTGAACTTGTGGCACTTCGTGATGCTTTCAATAGATTCTTTGCTACTGAAATAGGAGAAGGATATTATATCGATTTTGATATTACCGTATTCCCAGAGTTACAAGAAGACATGAAAGAATTATCGGCTATTCTTTCTCAATCATGGTGGACTACGCCTAACGAGAAAAGACAAGCAATGCGTTATGATACTATACAAGACCCTGTAATGGATGAGATATTTATTCCAGCTGGTTACTTGCCTATAGATGAATTGACAATGTTACAAGACCCTCGTAATGCTCAGCAACAAGGTGATTATAACTTGCCTCCAGTAAAATAACATGAATGCCCAAAATACTTTTACCATCACAGCAGTACGAATTGCAGCAAAGAATTGCAAGGAAATCTGTAAGAGAATATCAGGCCAAAATTAAGTCTGCTCTACAAAATGATTTTAATAAGGCTGCTTTGATGGTTGAAGAATTAGGTGCTTCTCAAGTGGCTAACTTCAGAAAGTCATTTTTTAACTCTACTGAAGTTTCTAATATTTTACGAACTTTGTATGAAGGTACAGGTGGATACACAGGAATGAGGTATCAGAAGATATTTGACAGTTATAAGAAAGAAGAAACTATTGACATTAATACGGATTCTATTAGTGACTTTTGGTTAACGTTCATGCTTTCATATTGGACAGCTATTAGCGGTTTAAAAATGTACGGCATAGAAAACACTACCAACAATGAAATTATCAGGTTATTAAACGATGCCATTAAATACGGCAGAGAAAATAATTTGTCTCAAAGTGAGGTAGATAATTTAGCTATCCAGTTGTTAAGAGAAGGGAAAATTAATAATGCAAGAAGTTTATTGATTGCAAGAACGGAATCTCATCAGGCACTTTCGACAGGAGCTATGGGAGCAACACAAACAATTAATATACCTTTGCTAAAGCAATGGATTCATTCTGAATATGTAGGGCAACCTAGAATATGGCACAGAGAATTAGATAGACAAACAAATCCAGATGATGGAGGAGTTAGAATTGGAGTTAATCAGCCGTTTCTAGTAAATACCCCTAACTACGGAGTAATTGAAATGCAATACGCACATGACTCATCAGGAGGAGCAATTAATAACTGCAACTGTAGATGCTGTACTGTGTATGTAGCTTAAAAAATAGAATATGAGTAATTTTTATAACAAAAAGGCGGTAAGTGGAGCTCCAGTCGATATGGCTGATGACTCAAGAACTATTACAGTTTACTATTCTGCTTTCGGAAATGTAGATAGCGATGGCGATATTATTATGCCAGGTGCTTTTACTAAATCAATTAAAGAGAACGGACCAGGTGCTAAGAACAGAATATGGCACTTGTTTAACCACTCTACAGACAAACCTGTTTCTAAGCCATTTGAATTAAAAGAAGATTCTTTTGGTTTATTAGCAAGAGTTAAAATGCCAAATACAACTTTAGGTAGAGACACTTATGAGTTGTATAGAGATGGGCACATTACTGAGCATAGTATTGGATTTAAGACTATCAAGTCTCAAGCTAAAGCTACAGCTAATGAAATCACAGAAATTCAATTGTTTGAAGGCTCTTCAGTTTTATGGGGAGCTAATGCTAATACACCAACAGTAAGTGTTAAATCAGAAATCAAAGCTACGGTTATTGATGAGATAGCTAAAACTATCAAGTCTTTAAGAAATGGCTTTTATACTGATGAGACTTTCGGACTATTGGAGTTGAAGTTGAAACAATTACAACAATATCTCGCAGAGATGGAAGACGAAGAGTCAGTTACTTCTGAAGACCAACCGCAGACGGACTTTCCTGGTGAACTAGATAATCCAGAAGACCAAGCAGAAGATGCATTGGAAGAAGAAGAAAACCCGACTATTTCTATTGAAATCGAGGTAAACAAATATTTACAATCATTTAAAATTTTCAACTAATGGTAGAAGAAATTAAAAGTGCTTTTGAAGGTATCAAGTCTGAATTAAACGGACAATTTGATGCAGCAAAAGCTGAAAACGTAGCTGCAGTAGACGCAGTAAAATCTGAATTAGAAGAATTAAAATCTCAAGTAGCTGTAGTTAAAGATGCTGCAGACAAACTTGAAGCAAAAAACAATCGTATTAAAATGAACGAAAATCAATCAAAGGGTTTCAATGGTGCTTTAGCTGAAGCAATTGAAAAACACGCTGACGTTTTAGGTAAAATTGGTGCTGGTGAATTAAAGAGCCACGCATTTGTAATGGACACTAAGGCTGTAGGAAACATGACAGAAGCTTTAAGCTTAACTGGTGATATTCCTCGTCAATATGCTAACCAAGTTTATGGTTTACCTTCTCGTAAAGTGCACGTTAGAAGTTTGTTACCAGTAGGTTCAATCTCTCAAGGTTTATTTACTTTCCCTCTTGAAACAGGTGGTGAAGGTGCTCCTGCTGCACAAGTACAAGGTTCTAGCAAAGCACAAGTTGATTTTGACATCACAATGACTAATGCTCCTGCACAAGTTATTGCTGGTTATGTTAAAATCTCTCGTCAAATGTTAGATGATGTACCTGCTATGACTTCTTTCTTACAACAAAGATTGTTAGAGAAGTATTTAGTTGCTGAAGATGCTCAGTTATTAAGTGGTAACGGTACTGCTCCAAACTTAACAGGTTTGACTACAGTTGCTTCTGCTTTCTCTGGTGCTGCTACAGTTGACGTTGAGCAATTAGTTCAATCTATTGCACAAGTTGAAGCTAGTAACTACACTGCTACTGGTATCTTGATTAACCCAACAGATTGGGCTAACATCATCAATACTAAGAACGTAAACAGTGCTTACTCTTTACCAGGTTCTACAATCGTTACAACTAACGGTCAATTATCTATCGCTGGTATTCCTATCTACACTTCTACAGCTATTGCTGCTGACAAGTTCTTAGTAGGTGACTGGTCTATGGGTGCTCAAATCATGCAAAGAGATGGTATTTCTATTCGTTTCGCAGAATTCGAAGGAAATGACTTTACTCAAAACATGATTACTGTTAGAGTTGAAGCTCGTATCGCATTCCCTATCTACTACGCTGGTGCGTTTGTGTATGGTGATTTCGGTAACATCGCTTAGTCTTAGACTAATCTAAATATAAGGGGTAGCCAAAAACTACCCCTTTTTTAATGCGTTAAATTTTGACTATTTTTGTAAAAAACATATAGGATGCAAATTGTAAGAGATATAGCGGTTTTGTCTGATACTATAGCAGAGCCAATCACACTTGAAGAAGCTAAAAACTACCTAAGAGTAGACTACCCTGAAGATGACCTTTTAATTGAGGCTTTGATTACTTCAGCGAGAGTTAGATTGGAGCAATATGCTGGAGTAGCTATGACACAAAGGAACTTGCAGGTTGTTGCTTTTATGTCTGAATTTATTGAACTTCCATATGTACCTATTGGTGTATTATTATCAGTTGAGTACTGGAATAACACAGAGTGGATTCAATTAGAAGAAGGCGATTATAATACTTTAGGAACAAATACAATGAAGGTTTATGCTGTAGCTTATGGCGAAGGGGAATATAGATTTACATATACTTGTGGATACTGCGACCCTACTCCAACCATGAGAACGGCTGTATTTAAAATGTTAGCTGACCTATATGAATACAGAGAGTCTAGCGTTGAATCAAGCAAACCTAGTCCAAACCTAACTACGGCTTATGAATTAATGAAGCCTTATAAAAGAATAAACTATATCTTATAATGATAGAGCAATTACGCAACAGAATCACTTTTAAGAGCCTTACAGGCGTTTCTGACGGTGCTGGTGGGTTTGTTAATACTGCAGCTACCTATTATACTTGCTGGGCTGAAATAGTACGTCAAAATCAAAATAAGGATAATATAGCAATGAAAGATAATATTGATGATAATATTACTTTTAGAATTAGATACACTACATCAAAAACTTTTGATAACAAACTTATCATAGAGTTTAAGAATAAGAAATACCTTATCAACTCAGTAATCAATGAAGGAGACATTAATAAGTACTTCTTGATTGGTTGTGCAACATTGAAATAATGGCTACATTTAATGTACAAGTTCAAGGACTTAAAGAACTTAAAAGTAAATTTCAAAAAGCTCCACAAAGTGTTGAGAATCAAGTAAAAAAAATTATTGACGAATCTGTTATTGATATGCAAAACAGAGCAAAACGTCATGTACCTGTAAAGACTGGAGCCTTAAAATCTAGCATTACTCATAGGCCGTTTAATTATAAAACAGGTGCTATGTTAATTGCTGGTAATCAAACTACTGTAAAATATGCTCCTTATGTAGAATTTGGTACTGGTTCAAGATTCCAAATACCTGCTTATCCAAATGTTAATTTAGATGACCTTGAAGCTTATGCATTTACATTTAAAAGGCCAAATAGCAAAAAACAAGTAAATTTACCACATAGGCCATTTATGTTCTTAGCTTATTACGAAGTTTATAGTAATATGATTAAGAGAATTAAAGGGATAAAGATATAAATATATTTCACTAAATTTGTGTAAATGAAAGACTGCGGATACGCTATAAGAAAAGCTTACATTGATAAGTTAACTGCGGCTTCCTATTCTTTAGGAGTTTATGATACCATAGCTCCTGATAGCGTAGAACCTCCGTTCCTTATTATAAGCAGTCAGACATCGGCAGAGAATAGCGACAAGCAAAACTATAATTTTGATGTTACTATTCAGTTTGACATAATTTATAAGACTTCTAAGACTGGTGAAGTTGGACAGAAATCAGTAGACGATTGGTCTAATGAGCTTTTAGGTATTATTGGTGTTTATCCAATAGATTATCCAAATGCTGGTCCATACTTCAAGATAGTAACTAGAAAGGTTGGCTCTAATCAAGCAATGTTTGATTATATCGACCAAGCTTATATTTTTAGAAGAGTTATGGTATTTGAACATTTCGTAAATCAATTATAAAAAAGATAAAATAAAATAAAATGGCAACAACAGGCGTATTTAACGGAACCTCATTAGTTGTAATGGTTGGAACAGAAGTAGTAGCTCACGCTACATCTTGTTCTTTAAGCTTTTCAGTAGACTTACCAGAAACTACAGACAAGCAAAGTGGTGGATGGGTAGAGCATTTAGGCGGTGCTAAATCTTGGTCTTTGACTACAGATGGTTTAGCTACAGTTGACCCTGCTGCTACAGCAAATTACTATACAACTGGAGAGTTAATGAGTGCTATTGCAAATAGAACAGCTGTAACTGTTTGGTTTACAACCGTAAGTGGTACAACTAAAGTAACAGGTGATTTGTCTTGGACTGGTTCTGCATTTGTAGAAAGCATGGATATTACTGCTGACATGGAGTCTCCAGTTACTTATTCTGCTACATTTACAGGAACTGGTGCTTTGACTCAAGCTACTAACTAATAACCAAAAAATAACCAAAACATGAGAGGACACTATGAATTAACTCTTTCCGATGGAAAGAAAATACCAATGCGTTTTTGTACTTGGAGTCTTAAAAGATTCTGTCAATTACAAGGCATTGGACCAGCTGAAATTGGTGAATCATTAAGCGGTTCTGATACTCTTGATGCAATCACTAATTTATTAAGAGCAGCAGCGGAATATCCTTTATACAAAGAAGGTATTACGCCAAACTTTACTGATTTGGATGTATGTGATTGGATTGATGACATAGGAGGTATGTCAAGTGTAAAGTTTAATCAAATGATTGCTGTTTTAAATGAAAGCATGAATAGTGGATTAGAGCAACCTACGAAGTCTAAGAAAGATGGAGTAAAAAAAAATTAGAGTGGATTGATATTGAAAGATATACAATGGGGGAGTGCCAAGTGCTTCCCCATTTGTTTTGGGAGATGACGATGGCAGAGTTAGATTTTTTATGGTATGGATATAGGCATAAAGAAGAGCAAGAGTGGGTTAGATTAAGATGGCAAACTACTATATTAGTTAACTTAGTGGCACCTAAAAACAAAAAAATAAAGCCAAAAGACCTTCTTGAGCTTGATTGCGATAATCGTAACTTTGTGAAACAAAAGGTAATGAATCAAGATGAATTAAATGAAGTCTTGAAAAAATATGAAAACTCTAAACCAATAGTATAATGGCTGACGAACAAATTAAGATTAGGATACAAGCTGATGCGGAACAATTTAAAATGGTATCAGCTGCTGTAGAAAGAGCATTAGCTGGTATAGGTAAAGAAGCTGATATAACTGCTGGAAAGATTAGAGGTGCTGGTAATGCAGTTAAATCTGCTAATCAACAATGGACAAGCTTAGCTTTAGTTATTCAAGATTTACCATATGGTTTTAGAGGTATCCAAAACAACTTACCTGCATTAGCAAGTGGTGTAGCAAATTTAGCTGGTCCAGCTTATCTTGCATTTTCTGCATTAGTTGCCGCTGTAACAGCATATGATATGGGTATTTTTGGTGCTAAAGAAAAAACAGATGATTTTAATAAAAGTTTAGCTGAAACAAATAAAGAATTAAAAGGAGCAGTTAATTATATGAATGCTGATATAGCTTCATTAAATAGTTTATTAACAGTAACGACTAATCTTAATTACTCAGAAAGAGAAAGAAAACAAGCATTAAGTGATATTAAGGATATTATTGGTAAAGTAAATAAAGTTGAAGCTGAAAAAATAAAAAATGATGGTACTGCATATTGGGCCGTTGTTAAATATACAGAGGCTTTAAAACAGCAACAAATTGTTGAACTTACTGGTAAAAAAATTGCCGAGTTACAGATTGGCATAATGGAGAAAAGGGATAAACTTGACATTGCTAGAAGAAAAACGCAAAGAGGTGGACCAAGTCAATGGTTACAAGCTTTTTTAGGATACCCAGATTTACAAACAGCTGAAGAAGATGTAATAGGTGCTGAGTCATTGCTAAGGAAACTTGAAAATATGAATGCATCTGCATTAGTAGCAGCAGGTAAAAATAAATTTTTAAATCCTGATAAGCAAGGTCCAACCGATAATAGTATGTATAAAAACCTTAAGTCAGAAACTGGTTTATGGTTAGCTGAATATAAAAAAAGACAAGAATTTGCAAAGAAAAATGCAAAAATAATTGCTCAAACAAAACCTCAAGACAAAGCAAAAGCAGAAGATAAAAGGTTAAGTGATATAAAGCAATTTGGCGAATATGTTATGTCAGGTGACTTTGGAAAGTCATTACAAGGAGCAACATCTTCTTTTTATGAATCTTTAAATCCTGGTTTAATAGACGCCGAAAATGAAGCTTTAGTTACTAGAAATGAATTAATTAAGCAACAAGCCGATGCTTATTTACAAATGGCTGATACTATTTCAAATTTTGCCACTAATGCCTTTATGGGATTATGGGCTGCAATGGAGCAAGGTGTGAGTATTGGTGATGCATTAGCTAATATGTTTATGGATTTAGTTAAACAAATTGCTGCTGCAGCATTTAAGGCTTTAATATTTTCTATAGTGCTTAATTTATTGCCTGGAACAGGAACATTAGGAACTGCTGCTGCTGCATCAAAAAAAGCATCAAATGGATTTGGTGGATTGTTTAAATATTTTATGGGATTTGCTAATGGTGGTATTATATCTGGACCTACTATGGGTTTAATGGGAGAATATCCTGGTGCTCAAAATAATCCTGAAGTCGTTGCCCCATTGGATAAATTAAAAGATTTAATGGCTGGTTCAGGAGGTGGAGGTTCATTTGTGCTTAGAGGTCAAGATTTAGTTTTAGCTATGAATAGAAGCGAATCATCATTAAAACTTAGAAGAGGATAATGGCATACGGACAAAAATACTCGGTATTATTTGCTACAAGAGCAGATAAAAACGTTGAGCTTAAAATGTGGCAAGATGGATATTCTGACTCTATTATTAGCTTACAAGGTATTGATGTTAATTTACAGTATATACCAAATTCAGATGACCCTTATGAACCAATATATGCATCGCAATTAGGTGTCACAATAGATTTTACTGATAATTTATCAGATATTATAAACTTTACTAATATAGATGATAGATATACATATGTTGAAATGTATGTAAATTCAGTTATTGAATGGGTTGGATTTGTTATTAATGATAATGTTCAAGTGTCTTATTCAACAGGTAGAAAGTTAGTTTCATTTAATGCTACTGATGGATTAGGAATGTTAAAAGATATTGTATTTGTTCCTAAAGCTGGTAATACTGGTGTTAATGATTCGACTAGCTTATTTAATATACTTGCTATATGTTTTAACGGAATTGGCTTTAAAAACAACAGAAACATTATTACAATGTGCTCTTATTTTGCCAATGGTATGAGTAATAGGTCTGTAAATTCATGGAGAGACCCATTTGCACAAACTTATATAAATTATAGAACATTTTTAGAAAATGAATATACTTATATAAATTGCTTAGATATTATTTCTAATATTGCTAAGTCATTTGGATGTAGAATATTTCAAGCTAAAGGGAAATGGTGGGTAGTATCTGTAAATGAATTTGCAAGTATAAATGCATATTATACTGAATATACATCAACAGGTACAGTAGTTAATAATGGTGATGGTAATTTAATTAACACGTCATCTATTGTTCAACCATATGCTACAAATACTTCAGGTTTATATTTTATTGACAATAGTCAATTAAAAATTATAAAGAAGGGATTTTATAAAATTATAGCAGAAGGAAATGTAGAAGTGTCTGAAAATTATATACCTAATGGCAATTTAATAGACAATAATGGAACAGAAGCTACTTTTTGGACTAGAAGTTCAACTGGTGACGGTACTTGTTTATTACAGCAAAATGCTATTACAGATTCTTATTATTTTGAGCTTACTGCTCCTTCTGGAGGACCAGCTGGTACTGCAGGAATAACATTAGAATCTACTTCTAATGCTTATGTAACAGCAGGAGATTCATTACAATTAAACATATTAATTGGTGCAGCTACTGGAACCACTCCAATAGGTTTTATAGATATATCAATAAACACTGGAAGTATTATTTATTATTTAAACAATGATAAAAAATGGCAAACAACATCTACTTCATATACAGTATATAATCCAAAGACAACTGGTGCTACAGAAGACTTTACTTTAGATTTAAAAACAGAGGCTTTTCCTGGAACTGGTCAGTTAAGTTTTACATATAAAATATCAGAAGGCATAGCTTTTGTTTCTTTGACTAATTTTGTTATGAAAATTAAATCTGGCATTGGTTCATATAATCTTACTGGAACATTATCAGAAAGTGAACAATACACAAAAAAGATTAGTTTACCTTATGGAAGTACAGGCAGTGATTCATATTATCCATCTGCAAAAGGAACTTTATTATTAAGCAATAATTCAGTTGCGGCAGGATGGTACAGGTATGGAATGGAACCTGTAGGAGAATTTTTCACTTTAGCAGAATTAATAGTTCAACAATATGTAAACACATTTGCATTAAATATAATTAATGTTGATTGTGATTTAAGTAGTTTTTATACAACTAATACTAACTTTAGAACATTAAACGCATCAAAGCTTATTTTTGCAACAGATACAGACCCTGCATCGATAAATATTAGCAGCAAATCATATATGTTAGGTAATGCAACAATATCATATCCATCTAATAGTGCGAATGCTACATTGTTACAAATATCAAATACTGAGATAAGTTGCACAAGAGTAAATAAATATACACCTCAAACAAGTACATTTTAGATATGGCATCAGTAATTAACGGAACAAACATAGTACTTTACTACTTTAATCCTGCTACAAGCACAGCGGTTCCTTTTGGAGCTGCTACTAATTGTTCTTTTGAAACTAGCGTAGAACAAGTAGAAGTTACTAGCCAAACTTCAGCATGGTTTAGAGAATACAAAAATGATGTAATAACATGGTCGGTAAATTGTGATGGATTTGTTTCTCTTAGCGATAATTACAATTATGCTTACTTGCTACAATTAGTTTTAGATAAGACTCCAATTACAATCAAGTTTTCTATAGATAATGATAACGGAAATGGTAGTGGTTTATTAGGATATACCATCCTTACAGGACTTGCTAATATTACTTCTTTGTCTTTAAGTGGACCAGTAGAAAGTGCGTCTACTTACAGCGTAAGCTTACAAGGGACTGGTGGATATTCTATAGATGGTGTAGAGGTAACTCAAGAAGGTATTAATATCAGTAGTCAGATTGTTAAGATGTACGACTATACTGCTACAGGTGCAGAAACAACAGTAACATTGCCTGGTGCAATTGGATTTACTTGCTTTAGTGTAACACGAGGTGGCGTAGAGGTGCAAGACATTAATCCAGTAACAGTAGATGCAAATGATGTATCATTCAATTCAGTTACAGGTATTTTAACATTTGGCTCATCATTGGCTGCAGGAGAACATATAAGAGCATTATTTAAATAATATGGCACAATTAGTACTTAAAAATATCCTAGCAGGTTCAGGGAACGTACTTGCAGGAGGTGATAACGTAGGTAACGTAACCAAGATAACCATAGGTAGCGGACTTACACTAACTAGTGGTGTTTTATCTTCTAGTGGTGGTGGAACAGCATTAACCTTAACAACTACAGGAACAAGTGGAGCTGCAACTTACAATAGTGGTACAGGAGTATTGAACATTCCTATTTACTCAGCAGGTGCTGGAGCAGTTTCTAGTGTATTCGGAAGAACAGGTGCTGTAGTGGCTGTAAGTGGCGATTATAATACTGATTTAGTTACTGAAGGTTCTACTAACCTATACTATACTAATGCTAGAGCAAGGGCAGCTTTTAGTGCCAATGTAGGCTCAGCATTGACATATAATAGCTCAACTGGTAGATACACCTTACTTGCTGCAGATAGTGGCACAGCAGGGTATTTAACAGCTTCTGATTTCAACTATTTTGCTGCTAAACAAGCGTCTTTAGGAACTGGCACAACCTCACAATATCTTAGAGGCGATTTAGTATGGGCTACTCCACCTGCTCCATCTTTAAATGATTTATCAAATGTAAGCATAACAAGCCCATCAAATGGTCAATTATTACGTTATCAAACTGGTACTTGGATTAACTTTACTCCAACTTATGTAGCAGCAGGTTTCTTTTCAGCTACAGCTCCTTTATCATATAATAGTTCTACTGGTGTATTTAGCATTAGTCAGGCTGGTTCAGGTTCTAATGGTTATTTATCAAGTACAGATTGGAATACCTTTAATGGTAAGCAAAATCAAATCAATGGAACTGGTTTTGTAAAGGCTAGTGGTACAACTATATCTTTTGATAATAGTACTTATCTAACTACTTCAAGTGCTGCTAGTACCTATTTAGCTTTAACTGGTGGTACCTTATCAGGCACATTGACTGCAACTGGTTTCTTCGAATCATCAGATAAGCGTCTTAAAAAGCAAATAGAGGCTAATTACGCCCCTAAAAACATTCAGGATATACAAACCTACCTTTACCAAAAAGACGGCAAAATTGAGGTAGGATATTACGCACAAGAGGTATCTGAGATTATGCCTTATGCAGTAGCTGAGGGTAAGGATGGTTTCTTAGCAGTAGCTTATAACCAAGTCTTGGTTGCAAAGGTTCAATACTTAGAAAATCAATTAAAAGCATTAATATATGAGTTGGGCAGGAATAGCAAGTAATCAATGTATAAGCTGGGATAACCTAAAAGATTCTGTAACGACTGGTGTTTTTATGGGAGCTCAAGCTGCTGTGCCTCCAGGTTCTAAGCAAGTAACAAGGGCTGAGGCAGAATACTATGTGGTTATTAATGCCATTACTTCTAAAGCTACAAATCAATTGCCTGTTAAATCAGATTTAGTTGCTAGGACTGGTGTCTACAAATGGAACATATCTGATAATGGAGACACTAATGCTAATGCTTGTTCTTTATTTTTAGACCCTAATACAATAGCTTGGACTAATACCGCAACACCAACTACAGGAACCACATTCTACGCAGACTATAATTTTACTACAATATTCCCTATGAGTGGTTATGCAGGTTTGTTTTTGCATTATAGAGCATTTGGTGATACTGGTAATGGATTTAGAGCAAGATTTAACTTGTCTACTTCTACTATAAACAACTCTCCAACGGCTTGTTAGGCATTGTCTAATAATTGGTTATTTTTGTAGAAATATATATATAATGTCTTGTTTAAGTACAAATGCTGATTTTAGACCAGCACAATACAATATCTCAATTTGGAAAAGTAACACATGGAGTCAGATTTTCTTATTGACTGCCAATACTGTGCCAATAAATTTAAGTACTGCAACTGTTGAAATCCAAATCAGAAAGAAGATTACTTCTACTAATGCTGAATTAACCCTAACCGAGAATGGTGGAGGTATAGTGGTTGGGGGTGTCAACAATAACATGATTACCATTAATAAGGATATAGACCTTGATGCAGGTAACTATGTTTATGACATGGCAGTTCAATTTTCTAATTCTAACATTAAAACATATATCTGGGGTAACTTCATCGTTTATCAAGATATTACACAATTATAATGAGTACAGAGATAACAATAACCGAGACCACGATTGACATTAATGTCACCGAGTATCCAATAACAATTGAAGCTCCTTCAGGTGCCTATCCACTACCTACGAGTGTTTATAGTGTGTTTGGTAGAACAGGTAATGTTGTAGCTACTGAAGGTGACTATACTTTAACTCAATTAGCTGGTGTAACAATCACTAGCCCTATTGCTGGTCAAGCCTTAGTATATAACGGAACAAGTTGGGTAAACAATACCGAGACTTATGTGGGTACTGTTACTTCTGTAAATATGAGTGTACCAACTGGGCTTACGATAAGCGGGAACCCTATTACAACGGCTGGTACATTAGCCTTAGGTTTAGCGAGTGGATACTCAATCCCTACAACAGCTAAACAAACTACTTGGGATACTGCTTACAACGATTCAATCGTTTCTGCTGCGGTTACTGGAACTACTACTAAAACTTTAACACTTAACCAACAAGATGGTGGAACTGTTACTGCAAGTTGGACTGATTACGATACTGCTCCAGTAACTTCGGTATTTGGCAGAACTGGTGCTATAACTGCTCAAAGTGGAGACTACAATACTTTACAAGTAACAGAGAATACTAACTTATATTTTACTAACCAAAGAGCAAGATATGCTATTAGTGGCGACTCTAACTCTGGTGTGGTATATTCAAATACAACTGGTATTATTGCTTTAGACGATATACCAAATACAAGTCTTTTGCATGATTCAATGACCATCAATGGTTATTTAACTGCATTAGGTGGGACAGTAACTTTAACTACTACGGATGTAGCAGAAGGCACAAATTTATATTATACTCAAGCAAGATTTAACTCTGCTTTTGCTGCTAAAACTACAACTGATTTAACAGAAGGTACTAACTTATACTTTACAAATGCAAGAGCACAAGCTGCTATAACTGGTACTGCTCCTATTAGCGTAGTTGGCGGTAATGTTTCTATAAGTCAAGCTGGTGCATCTACAAATGGCTATTTAAGTTCTACAAACTGGAATACATTTAACAATAAGCAAAACGCAATAACACTAACAGTAACTGGTAATAGTGGTTCTGCTACTTTAGTTGGTGCAACATTAAATATTCCTACATATACTTTAGCTGGATTGGGCGGTATTAGCTTAACTGGTTTAAGTGCTTCTTCTCCTTTACTATATGATAACACGACTGGTAATTTTAGCATACAAGTTGCGAATGTATCTCAAAATGGTTATTTGTCAAGTACTGATTGGTCTACTTTTAATTCTAAACAAGCTGCGTTAAATGGTACTGGTTTTGTTAAGATTAGTGGTACAACAATTAGCTACGATAACTCAACATATTTAACTACTATCAGCGGTATAGCTGCTGGTGGAGAATTAAGCGGTACTTATGCTAACCCAAGTTTAGTAAACTCTGCGGTTACTGGTAAGTTGTTAACTGGTGTAAATATTACTGGCGGAACAATTCAAGATACTGACTCAATTTTAATTGGCTTTGGTAAATTACAAAATCAAATTAATGGTTTAGTTGGTGGTTCAATTTA